CAGGGTACAAATCTGTAACAATGTATAATCCTTCTTTAATGAGTTTTGTACCCTCTACTGGTTCACCAATTATAGCAGCTGGACTTGTTTTGGATTGATGGTTCCAATTTATGTGGCCGCCCTTCAATAAAGGCTTTATGTCAAACCCCTTAGAATCAAGAAATTCACCATCAGTATCCTCATCAATAGTGGAAGCAATACCATGCATACGCATTTTCTTCTCCCCATCCTCAACTACTGATTTCTCAATATCCAAAGGACACCAAAACTTAAATCTTGAATTTCCAGAATTAATTGTCATATCCTTATTCATACAAAATTAATATAACTGAATTTATGAATTTATCTTCAAATTGAATTCCTCTTGCGAATGTAATTTTTTAAATTTCAAACTATTTTCTTTTCTTCTCCTTTTACCCTCATCAGTTTGCCAATATTGTTTTGTTTTTACCCTCATTTTTTCTACATGTTCAGGTGAATATGGTCTGCCTTCTATTAATTTTTTAAAATCAGGTCTTTCCATAAAAGCCTTTCTCATTTTTTCTTTTGTTTTCTCTGACCTCTTTGTCCCAAAATTACATGAATCCTCACCCCTTTTTCCATATAATGGATTATTTTCCCCTGATCCGAACCCATCACCACCTTCAGTCATATTATATCCAATATCCCTATCACGTGAATTTAATTTCCTAATAAAAAATTTTTCAAGGATATTTAATTTATCATCACCATCACATTCATAAAGAACCTCAACAATAAAATTATTCTTTCCATATTTATTCATTGAACGATAAAGGTGAGTATCATCTTTGAAACGACCTGAAGAATCTGTGCGATGTTCCCTGAACCTTTCGTCGGCAGTCCTTACAGTCTTTCCAATATAAATTTTACCGTTTATTGTATTAGTTATTTTATAGATACACCCCATATAAAAAGAAATATTAACATACGTATAGCGTACATTAATATAACTGAATTTGTAAATAACCGGAAAGAAAGAAAAGTATTTATTCAACCTGATCTATGATCTTCCTTTGGATGTCTTCATCACTGAAATGTCGGTTGATTAATTTCTTATCCATAACCTCTTGTGGCGTTTCTTCTTTTGGGTATTGCTCCCAATCGTAAAAAGTCATGATATTTATAATGTCCTCCGGTGGATGAATGAATTTTGTTTTAATATTCACCATAACACCAGCTGTTCCTCTCTCCTTACCAAGATTGGCAACATTATTGGAATGAACTATGCAGACCATGCCGTCATTCACCCCCACTATCTTTATCACACTTAAATCTGTCATATTAATCCTTTCTGAATATAATAACTCTGAATTTATCTAGAATCATAAATAACTAAATCAGGCAAATGACCTATTTCCTTCATTTTTCCCCTTGCAGCTGCTGCAGTATATACTTTCAAAAACTCATTCATTTGCTCCATCCCATAAGCCTTATCACGACTCATATTATTGGTTGATAAATGAAATGATTCTATATCTTCCAATTTTACTCCACCGTGAATTTGGCATTCATTATATCCACTTAATTTGCTTGATGAATAATCCTTATAATCATTTAATGGATCACCACCAGTACCTAATAACGTAAAATGTGGTTTATTCAACGGAACAGCCATCATATATGATGAACTTCCCAAACTATCCCACATTGTTATGGTTGTTTGATTACGAACATGTGGCTTGAATTTAACAGTTATAACACCATACTGACTTGCTTCATTTGATGGTGGATTTTCACCATGTTTTGTTTGTACTCCGTTACCATTATTTGACCAATATGTATAAACAGGTCTTTTTTCTATATCATGTTTTACATCATTCTTAAATCCAAAAAATCTATATTCTGTTAATGCTCTGAACTCTGGATCATATGTACCCTCTGATTTTATTCCTGTTTCAAATTGTGTTTTATATCTCCCATCCTTTCCTAATATTCCCTTTAATGCTGTTAAATTTGTAGCACGAAATGGTTGTGATTCAGCACAAATCTTCTCCGTCAATTGTTGTAATTTTTGTTTGTATTCCTCAATAGTCATTCCATGATCTTTTGCATAACGCATATAATCATTATTCCACACATATTCAAAATCCATTATTCTCTTCTTCAATGTACCCTTCATCTCAGGATTCGCATTAAACTCAAAGGTGTCCCAATCCTTGAAATAATCACGTGTTACAGCTGAACCATATCCCTTCAAATCTTCTTCCTTTTTAGGCTCTGTTGGTTTGGATTCTGGTTTTACTGCTCCTGAACCATATTTTTCATTCAACCAAGCCAACCGATCACCCAATATTTTATCCAATTCAGGTGGAACCAACTTGAATATCTCTCCTGCCTTACTCTTTAATTCTTCAACTTGCCTTCTTATTTCTTCATCTGAAATATCGTTAAACATCAATCCTGCTGGCTTGGAAGGATCACGCATTGAATCAATTTCAGTAACTTCTGAACCAAACGCACTTCCTTTTTCTCCACCTCTAGCACGATAACGTAATGCCCCACCATTATCAATTCTATACGGGAAACCATCAGGTGTTACAATTATGTTATCAACCGCATCCCCAACTACATCCCAATTTCCTAAAAAAGCATCCAATACAAAGTGCTTCTGTAGTTTCTTTATAACGCCCTTCTCTTCATCCAAATCCAGCTTCCCTAATTCCTTCCCTTCAATGAATTCACTCACTAGGTGCTTAGAGTCAATCAACTTCATATCAGGAACATTCGCACCCATTAACCTATAAATATCAGTGGCAAGCATCTCTTCCTTTAATTGGGCTTCCCCAGTATCTCTGTCTCTGGCTGTTTTTAAGGCAAAATTTATATCACCATACCCAACTAATTTTACACCGCTACTTCCGCCCAACCCTTTATATAGCACTAAATCATCAATAGATTCAGGAAAATTTATTGTATTCTTCTTCTTTTCAGGCTCTATTCCAGCCTTTTTTAATTTCAACAATGATACATTATACGACTTTCCACCAACCTTTACAGAGGCAGCACCATATTTATCGGTTGCTGAATGGGACATATTTGTTATTTCGCCTGATAATTTACCTAATTTTGAGTGATAAAACACAACAATCTCACCAACTCTGAACTTATCCTTTACCTTTGTCAATTCAATCTCTTCACCTTCTTTTTTCACATTACTCATAGTGGAAGGATCAACCCAATACGTACCAAGGAATTTTTTACCACCACGCTCAACAATCTTCCTGATTTTAACTAAATGACCGCCTTTTCCACCCTTCTCAATCACTTTATCTTCTTCCTTCATCTCCTTTTCCATATCTAAAAGATTCGTGTAGTAATACACAAATTCTTCAATATGCTGGAGTGCTATGGTCTTTGCTATTTTTGTATCTGTTGTGTGTTCCTTTTCAATCTTCACCCCTATTGCCAATTGCTTGAATATAACACTCTTATCAACCTTGTGTAATTTAGCAATCTCTTCCACTGTTTTATGCTTCTTTAAACCCTCAGCCTTTTCAATCTTCTCTGGAGTATCAGAATCCAACGAATCATCCCACCAACTGGGCAATGGATAAATATCTAAATCCTCACCCATCTCCTTATCGTCATCATAATCAGGAAGGTCATTGGATTCTTTATCAGTAATATCCAACTGAATTTGTTGTAATGTTGGTTCTTCAAGCATTACTGATTCTTCCCCTTTCTCAATATCCTGCATAGATACACCCAAATCACTGATCCAAGCATCAATAACTTGTGGAACAATATAGGAATTTTTTGCCATCGCAGGTGTATTGTTCAAATGTTGTGATACTACATCAAATACATGCTTCAACTTCGCCTGAATCATCTTCTTAACATCCTTCTCACCTTTCGGTAACGGAAGTGGCGGCATTGGATCGGTATAAAGAATATTTTTTGCAATTTCTGTGGCCACTGTGGTTCTAATGTCTTTAAGTTTGAACCCCTTAAAACCCATATCATCCCTGAAAACACTCACAAGTTTCTCCCTACCTACATCAAACAAAAATTCCTTCCCCTTCCTTTCTTCCTTCAATTTAGTTAGATAATCAGCTAATTTCTTACTATGAATTTGGGCTGTATTCTCTTTATAAGATTTCCCTACAAAATTAAAACTGATAAAATCTCCATCAATCTCAACATTATCAGGACTCAATGTGCTCACCCCCCGGTTTCCTGATTGCTTGAACAACACTTTATTTCCAACCCTTAATCCGGTTGTAGCCATGATATAAATCACTGCTGATGCCTCTGCAATCTTCTCATCAGGGTTTTCAAGCATTTTCAGTGCTGTTGCTCTGGCTTGTGTTACGTTCTTTGGATCAATGTTCTGCACCCTCTTCCATTTCTCCTGTGCGTTCTTAGCTAAAAATTCACGTGTATAGGAAAATGTGGTTTTATTGGTTTTAGGGTCTTTCCACTTCATCACCCATCCATCATTTCCGTTCTCAGGATCAAAAACAACCTCTTCCTGTTTTAAACCCACAGGCAAACGATCTAAATTGTATTCACTTGCTATATTATCATACCATGCTTTTTCTTTCGGTTTCTTTTCCGTGGATACTGACACAGGGTTCTTTTCCACTTTTTTACCACTTTTCTGGCTCTCAGGCAAACGATCTGTTTCTTGCTGGGTAGAACTATCACTTGGTACCTTTTCCCCCCTTCTGGACAGCTCTTTTACAACTGAACTTTTTACCTTATCATCTGGCTTGTCTAATTTCAAGTATGATTTTAAATCAGCAGTGTTGGTTTCTCTGGCGTGATCATCAACCGACTTGGTGGACTTTTTAGCAGGTGTTTCTTTTATCTTTTTTACCTTCTCCGACACCGCCTGATCTGGTCTTACCCATTTGGTGGTCTTTTTACCTGTTTTATCAGTGATTATCTTCTTTACTAATCGCTCCTTATGCAAGGCTGCTTTCATAATAGTATCATCTCCTAATAACAACAATTCAGCTTTTTCCAACGCTGATAATTCCTTGGGAACCAATAAATTCCATGCTGCTTTTGTATCCATATTATTCAATTTCTTTACCATCTATTGTAATTCCAACCTTCGATCTTCTTCCAACAGTGCTCACATATGGTTTGGGTTTGCTAAACATTCCGGTTTCTGGATCATAGTCATAACCCGGCTGAACCACAAATAATTCACATCTACACCAAACGTGTAGGGGGGGTGTGGTAACTCTCCATTGCTTCTGCTTTCTTCCTATGTTTGATCCATTCGCTATCACATAACTCAACGGAAACACTTTTGGCTCACCATTAGGCTTTAAATACAACCCCCGACAACTTGGACAGGCAGTGCTTAAAACCTCCATATATACATAGGCATTATTTCCATAGGTCTTTGCTATTTGTTCTGCTTTTCCTCTAGTAAAAGAATCATGTAAAACATAATCAGCAATCCTATCAAAATCCCTTGCCCAATCACCTGTTTTATGTGATAATTCTGATGACAATTCTGAAATAGTGCTTCGGTTCAATATACCTTCCTTCACCTCTTTAGCCACTATTTTCTGATACTTCTGACGCTGCCTCTTATCAACCTCTATAAAGGTCTGGGTCAAATCTCTTGAAATTTTATTCCCCAATCCCTTCAAATCACTGTAGGTTTGTAGCTTGGCTACATTCAAGGCTCCACGTTCTACAGCTGTTAATGGTAAAAATTTACTCCCTGACAACCACTTCTTAAATGTAGCATAATTCATCAGCTTGGCTCTCTTGTGCCCTATTGCATCCGATAACATACCAAATTTGAAGGCTTCGTCAACTGTTCCGGTCTTTGGTAATTGTTTTATATCAACCCCAAATCCTTTCAGTTTTAACAAATCCTGATCTGATAGAATGTCTGAACCTACGTGTTTTGAAATAAACAACAAGTGCTGCCTTTCAATAATGTTAAGCAGTTCCTGAATCCTTGTTGTTGTCAGAATCATTGGAAAAATCTTTGATTTTTTTCACGACTTCCTTGAAGACATCATTCAACGTTTCTTTATAATCACGCTTGAAATTGTTCTCATAGGTTTTCACCACCTTATATCGTGGTTTTTCTTTTGCCATTACTGACCTGGATTAAATCAGCCCAAGAATTTCTACACCCGCATCAGTTCCTGTGGCATAAATCTTGCGTACTGCTAATGGGTGATAACCCTTTTCCATTGCTGTCCAAACAACTCCGGTATGACCTTCAATGTCATCTACCAAAGTCAATTTTACAGTTGCTTCAGTAGATAACCGGATTGCTACGCATGGAATCGGCAAATCATTTGTATCATCAGGAGTTATCTCATATTGCTTTGAATGAGAAAAGGCAACAGTATTTCCACCCCTGTCAATGATTTGCATTTTAGGGAAATTTGACCGCTTGATATCACTTGCATCCATTGTATTTTTATATTAAGTTAATAGTGTTTTTGTCATATATTCATTGAATCCCTTCATTATCGGGTTGTCTTCCTCTTCCTGTTGAGCAGCCAATATTGGATTTTCTTCCTCTTCTCCACCCATTCCTCCTTGTTCTTGCTCCATCTGTTCGTTCTGCTGTTGGGTCATCAATTGTTGCATATAGGTGCTATCTAAAATAATATCACCACCATCAATCGGTTGTAATCCCCTACGAACTCTGATTTCATTCACTGTATTGAACACCTTTACAGCCTTTTCATCAAGTTCT